CAAACCGTAACAGTAACAAGTCCAACTGGAACTCAAGCATTTTACGTCGAATTTACCGCAGCAGAACTCAGTGCAACAAACGCTCCCACAGGTAATTATCGGTATTACATTACTGCTCTACTAAGCAACGGCAGAAAGACTACACTAATAACTGATAGCACTTTACGAATAGCAGAGCCTTATTCTTCAGGAGAGTAATATGGCGAGAAGAACAACTGCTGCTTTAGTACGTTTAATTTCAGATGTACCCAGCAGTACTAACATAGAAGCATTTATTGATACAGCTTCTAAAATGACTGATCTCCTGAAAGAAAAAGATACAAAGGGTATTTTAGATGACCAACAATTAGAATTAATTGAGCGTTGGCTGTCTGCACATATGTTAACGCTTACTGTTAACAGACAATCTCTTGCATCAGAAAAACAAATAGATGTAGCAAGAGTAAAATGGGACATCCAAACCGTAGGGAACGATTTAACTGCGACAGCCTACGGCCAACAGGCAATGGCTTTAGACACTACGGGTAATCTAACGGGTCTATACGGTGAAAAGGTGTACACTCTTTGGGTAGGAGACAGCAATCCCGATGGCTAATATACTTTCCGATCTTTTAAGACAAGTAGCTATTTATTGGCCCGTTGGAGGTCTTACAGAATCAGGACGTAGAGATTATTCCTCTGTAACTGCAGTAGAAATTCCTTGTTACTGGGCAAATGAAGTAGCTAGTTTTACAGATGTAATAGGTAGAAGATTAGATTACAATTGTAAAATTATTACCTCATACGAAATTCAACAAGAAGGCGTACTTTGGTTAACCACAGCTAAAGTAACAGACCCAGCAGGAACTGGATTAGCTCAAATACCAAGTTCTATTCCTATGCATCAAAAAGTTAGATACGTTGAACGATATTTTTCTTTAGATGCAAATGAAGTAATGTTTAAAGGATACATGTAATGGCGACCCCATTTAAAGGTGTTACAAGAGCAGGATACTATGCTCCATCTTATGGGCCTATGGGTCAACGTGGAGGCACAATATCCATTACTGGGATAGCTAGGACTAAAAGGAGAGTTGATTCTCTAGCCAAAGCAGATAAAAAAGCTCTGAGAAGAGGAATGGCTAAAGCTGGAAGATTTTTGTTAAGAGAATCAAAATTATTAGTTCCAGTTAAAACTGGTAAACTTAAAGCAAGTGGTTCTTCTAAAGTTCTTAATAACAGTGATAAAAAACCGGAATACATTGTTAGTTATAAGAAAAAATATGCTATTTACGTTCATGAAGATTTAACAAAATTTCATCCTAATGGACAAGCAAAATTTTTAGAACAACCTGCTAGACAACATAGAAGCACTTTAATTAAAATAATTGAAAATGAAGTAAAAGCAGCTACAGGTAAAGGTTCTGGTTTTACCTCAAGAGCTTTAGACAAATTTGGAATTTAAAGTGAATCATTCACCTGCTAAAATTACGTTAGAAACACTTATAGCTACAGGGTTAGGCTACAGAGTTAATTCTACTACACCTGTAGATTGGATGGTTTTTGTTAATAAACAAGTACCTAGAAAATTAATGTCTACCTCTAATTTTCAAGTAGATAAATGTTTGTACGTTTTTGACACAGGAGGTGTTGTCAGAGAACGAATAAACCCTACTGGAGATTATGACGAAGCATTTGGTATACAAATTATGCTTCGTTTAAATGAATTTGAAGATTATGTAGGATATAATAAAGCAAAAAGCATAGAGACTTATTTTGATCAGCAAATAAATCGTTATACTGTAACGGTATCAGACGGAGCAACAACTGATTATTTAATACATAACTATAATAGAACATCTAACATCATTAGAAGTAATGAAATGGAAGATGATTCTATTATTGGACTTATGTATACTTTAAACTTTTTGATGTACGTCACACAGCTATAGGAGAACACTCATGGTAGCTCGCGGAACCCCAACAGGTACAATGTTGAATAATGGCTATCAATCTTTGGTAGCTTTTACTGAAAATGCAACTTTAGGAGTTTGGGAAAAAGAAGTAACTCCTCCAGGATTGGATTCTGGTGACAAAATTGATGTCACTACTATGCATAACACAACCTATAAAACTTTTGTCCATCAAGCATTAGTAGAGGTTACAGATTCAGGCATGACCTGTGCTTACGATCCAGGACAGCTTTCTGCTTTAGTTACGTTGTTAACTGATGCATCTAATACAAATCAATTGATTAGTTACCATTATCCTGATGGTTCAAGTTGGGACGTTTATGGTTTTTTGAAATCATTTACTCCTGAAACTTTGAGTAATGGAACTCAACCCCAAGCTACAGTAACTATTGTTCATACTAATTTGAACATTGCTGATCCACCTGTAGAAACTGCACCAGCGTATGTTGCACCTTCCCCCTGATTTTTTAACTCGGAGCAAACATGATTCCTAATGAACTTGATTTTTCGCTAGAAGAAATTTGTCAAAAAATTCCAGTAGTAGTTCCAAATGAAGATGGTACTGCTTTGGATGAATTTGAACTCGTTTCTATGAGCGGACAAGACGCGACAACTTATCAAAATGCTAAAGCCAGTTCAATTAAATTTGATAGTAATGGCCAGCCAGTTGGATTTAATAAGATTGCCGATCTAGCACCCTTGCTAATTAGTTTATGTTTGCGGCGAAAAGGAGGAGGTTTGGTTTCAAAAAGTACTGTTGGAAAGTTTCCATACAAAGTACAACAAAAACTTTTTGAAGTAGCTCAGGAAATGAACGGACTCAATGAGGAAGTTCGTTACACTGAAGCTATGCTCAAAGTATTTGACGCACCAGACACTCCCGTGGATATGGAGGAGGTTAGAGATTGGCTTTCTTCCCAGGACGATTCAGATAAGTCTGTACAGCTAGTAACTTTGCTGTTTAAAGAGACAGATTCTGAAATTGGAAAAAAGTAGCAGAGCGACACTATCTCTACTTTAAAATTGCTGAACGATTAGGAATGTCAGCTGATGAGTGTCGCAGAAAATTATCATTAAGAGAGGTTGCTGCTTGGTCTTTTATTATTGGAAAAGAACAAGAAGATGAAATTAAAAATCAAACACAGCCTCTTTTAAATCAAGTTTATCTTGCTAGAGTTGCAATGGAGATTAGGTCGTTAGCCTATGGAATGGGTAACGTAAAAAAATCTTTGTCTATTGACGAGTTTATTTTAAAATTTGACAACGAGGAAATTTCAAAAGAGACTCAGTATGAAGCTTTAACTAAAAAAGGCCAAGCTTCATTTATTTCTAAATTTGCTGATTCTACAGCACCGCAAATACCGGATTTTGAAAAATGGCAACAACAGTCGATGAAATCTTAGTTCGGTTTTTGGGAGACACTACTGATTTTGATCGAGCAAGAACTCGATTTGCTAGAGGTATGCAACAAATTGGCCGTGCTGGTACACTGGCCGGAGCAGCTGTTACTACTGGATTTGGAGCTATCGTAGTTGGTAGTTCAGCTGCAGCAGCCGCATTAGAACAAACTACAATTGCTTTTGACGTTCTTGTAGGCAACGTAAAAGATTCAAGAAAACTTTTAAAGGACATGGAGCAATTTGCTAAAATTAGTCCATTTGATGTAGGAGAAGTTGAACAAGCTGGTAAACGTCTTATGGCTATGGGGTTTGCTGCTAAAGAAATTATCCCAACTCTTAAAGATGTTGGAGATGTTACTGCAGGTATTGGTATTGGTGGTGGACGTTTTGAACGAATTATCCATAACCTCGCTCAAGTTAGAACTCAAGGTAAATTAACAGCTAGAGAACTTCGAGATTTTGCTGTTAATGGAGTACCTCTTTTGGATTCTCTTGCTACTTCAATAGCAGGATTGTCTCCAAATCTTATGGAAGCTAGAGCACAAATACACGATATGATTCGCCGTGGTCAAATTTCTGACATGCAAGTTTTGCGTGCATTTAGAAATTTGAGCAGTGAAGGCGGTAAATTTGCCGATCTAATGTTTAAACAAAGTAAAACCTTTCTTGGGATGCTTAGTAACATTAGAGACTCTTTGCTGATTACAGCTAGAGAAATAGGTCAAGTGTTCATGCCTACATTAAAAGCAATTTCAGCTAAAGTTTTAGAATTGTTAGACGTATTTAGGTCTATGGACCCTGTAGTTAAACGTATAACTGGCATAATTGCACTTATGGGAGTAGCTGCAGGTGTTGCTTTAACAGCTATGTCAGTGGCTGCAATAGCTTTTGGAGCTGCTATGTTATTTTTAGGCCCAGCAATTAAAATGTTTGGAACTTTCACAGCTATGCTGTTAAGTTCGCAAATTGTTTTTGCAAGTATAGCTACAGTATTTGGAGGAATTGCAACTGTAATTTTACAGTTGTTAAACCCTCTTGGTTTGATTTTAGTCCCTATAGCATTAATTGCTAAAGTTTTTGCTTTTATGGTTACACCATTAGGGTTAATTGTAGCTGGAATGGCAGGGTTAGCTGCCGTAGCTATTAGTGTAAAAAATTCATTCGGAGGTTGGACAGAATTATTTGATGCAATAAAAAATTCTGCACTAACATTTGCAAAAAATGTTACTGGGTTTTTCTGGAACATAAAAGAAAATTCAACAATAATTTTAACTTGGTTATCTACAAATTGGCGTACTGTATTTAAAGACATAGCAACTTTTTTAGTCGAAAGTTTAAAGTTAGCTGGTCCTGTGGTGATACAAAATCTTTTAGTTGTTTCAAAAGCCATACTAAGAATGACGGCAATTTTGTATGAGAGTATTTCAACAATGGCAGTAAATACCTGGAAGTACATTTGGTCAGACTCATTTATTGATGCCGCTAACAAAGCATTAATAGATTTAACATTAAACCATGTACTCCCATTTTTTATTGCTTTACGCAGAGCTTGGGACACCTGGAAATTTGATCCCCTAGAGGAATGGGCAGATGCGGCTTCAGGATCAGGAGGTACGTTTGATAGAATAGAGCATGAATGGGAGGAAATGTGGAAAAACATGAAGGCTATTACATTAGCCGAATTAAACTTTGATGGTCCAGAATTAAATCTTGACTTAGACGGTTTGTTTAAAGGGATGGAAGACTGGGCACCTGATATGGGGAATTTGTTTGACCCAGCTTTAGACAAAGTTAATTCTTTAGACAAAGCACTTGCTAAATTACAGCATTATTTTGCTGATAAAGAGTTTCACATTAGTCAACAAGGATTAGATTTTGGAATACCTGGTTTTGGATCCACACCAGGAGTTCTTGATCCAGCGGTAGATACAGCAGAGTATATGGGTAGCGGAGGTATTCCAATGGCAGGCGATAAGCCCATGATGGGTGCATTTGCTGGAGTTCCTAGTATGGCTGATATCCTAGCTATGCCTGACCTACACGATCCTCTTACAGATTTTGATAGTTATGGCACTGGTGCAATGCTT